GGATAGTTCAAATATTTTTCGTATATTTACATAGTAAATAAGAAAGATATGTTGAAAGATAAAGTATTAAAAATAATCGATGAAGTGTTTCCAAAGATAGAGAAACACTATGGATTCTCTAAATTCCAAGAATGTACTCCATATGTTGAACTTCACAAAAACATCTACGAAAAATATAGTGGTGAAGAAGGTGCTCAAGGTGAGGAAGATAAATGTCACGCTGAGTATTGTTCAATGATGAACGAAATCACAGTTTACTATCCACAGATGAAATCTAAGAAAATGGTTATTCAAACTCTTATCCACGAATACATTCACTACTTACAATCACCATCTTGGTTTAAAAGATATTACAATATGGGATATGATTATGTAACTCACCCATATGAGATTGAAGCTATTAGTTACGAAAAAGATTATAAATTATTCATATAATAAAAAAAAAATTAAAAAAGACTTGGAAGTTTGAAAAAACTTTCGTATATTTGTATAACAAAATTAAAATTTAAATAAATGGCAGGAAAAAAAGTATTAAGTACTAAAAGTAAAAAACACAGTTTTAATCCAATTAAGGTAGAACCCCAATATGATGAGGTTTTACAATATGATAACCCAAAGGTTGTAGAAGAAATGGAAAAACAAGGGCCTGAAATGACGGCAGAGTTTAAAAGAATTATGTTTACACAATATGAATTATTTTGTTTAAAACAATCTAACTATGGACCAGATAATATTTCTGTTGGTAGTAATTTAGAAACTGAAGATGAAAAGAAAGTATCTCTTACAGGTCTTTGGTTTAGAATGAATGATAAGATTCAAAGATTAAAACAATTAGTTGTATTAGGTAAACAAGATAATATAGGTGAATCATGTGAAGATACCTTCCAAGATTTATCAGTATATGGTATCATTGCTCAGTTGGTTTCAAGTGGGAAATGGGCTAAGTAAATTGTTAATAAAATTCCTTAAACTTCGGTGTGTTTTTGGTATTTTCTTATATTTATATATACACCGATTCCTCTAATTGAGTTTGGGAATCAAAACATTAAACTTAAAAAATAAATTAATTAAAACTAAAAGGTAAAATTATGGCTTTAGACATTAACGCAATCAGAAGTAGGCTGAACAAACTACAAAACACACAAAGAAAAACAGATGCTTTGTGGAAACCTACACCAGGAAAACATCAAGTAAGAATCGTTCCTTATCAATTTGATAAAGATAATCCATTTATCGAATTGTACTTTCATTACAACATTAACAACAAAACTTATTTATCACCACAATCATTTGGTAGACCAGACCCTATTGTAGAGTTTGCAGATAAACTAAAAAGAATGGGTGATAAAGATGATTGGAAAGCAGCGAAGGCTATGGAGCCTAAGTTAAGAACTTTCGTACCTGTTGTTGTAAGAGGTGAAGAAGGTGAAGGAGTAAGATTTTGGGGATTTGGTAAAACTGTATATCAAGAAATTCTTGGATACATTGCTGACCCTGACTATGGTGATATCACAGACCCAACAAGTGGTAGAGATTTAACAATCGAGTACAAATCGGCTGAAGAGGCTGGTACTACTTATCCAACTACTACTATTAGAGTTAAACCATCAACTACAGCAGTAAGTGAAGATACTGATAAAGTAACTCAATTTTTAGAATCACAAACTGAAATTACAGATTTATATTCTGAATTATCTTATGATGAATTAAAATCAGTATTAGAAGGTTGGTTGAATCCAAGTGGAGAAGGTGAAACTGAAACAAAAACTGAATCAGTAGCTCAATCAACACTTTCAACTGAAACTAAGAGTGAACCAGTAGCACAAACTACAACAACAGATTCAAAGAAAACTGATGATGTAGCCGCTGCATTTGATGACTTATTTAACAACTAAACCAAACTAAATGGCGAAAAAGAAGGCAAAAGAGTTAGACCTGGCAGATATTCTGGCAGGTGAACTTAACAAAAACTCGAAAGATTCCAAAGTGGCATTTTTCCTTAATGATGATTCTGCACCTACAAATGTAGATGGTTGGATATCGACTGGATGTGCGATGTTGGATGTTGCAATCTCCAATCGCCCTTATGGTGGTTTACCTGTTGGTAGAATCACAGAAGTTACAGGTTTGGAACAAAGTGGAAAATCATTAGTATCTGCACACTTGTTGGCGGAAACCCAAAAACAAGGTGGAGTTGCTGTATTGATTGATACAGAAACTGCAGTAAGTAGAGAATTTTTAGAGGCTATCGGTGTTGACGTTTCTAAACTTCTTTATGTAACAGCAGATTCAGTTGAACAAATCTTTGACTTTACTGAAACTATCATTGAGAAAGTTAGAGAAACTTCGAAAGATAAAATAGTTACAATAGTAGTAGATTCAGTTGCGGCTGCTTCAACTAAGAATGAATTAGCATCCGATTACAATAAAGATGGATATGCTACTGATAAGGCTATTATCATTTCGAAGGCGATGAGAAAGATTACCAATATGATTGGTAGACAGAAAATCTCATTAGTATTCACTAACCAACTTAGACAAAAGATGAATGCTATGTTCGGAGACCCATGGACTACAAGTGGTGGAAAAGCTTTGGCTTTCCATGCATCTGTAAGATTGAGGTTGAAAGGTATGGGACAAATCAAGATGAAGGTAAATGGTAAGGATAAGACGGTTGGAATGAAGGTCCGTTGTCAAGTAATAAAAAACAGAATGGGGCCACCTCTAAGGGCGGCTGATTTTGAAATTTACTTCGATAGAGGAATCGATAATTATGGTTCATGGCTAGGAGTCATGAAAGAAAACAAATTAGTAAAACAGGCTGGTGCTTGGTACACTTACATTGATACCGATACAGGTGAAGAATTGAAATTCCAATCTAAGGATTTTATTCCTATGATGGATGAAAGAGAAGATGTTAGAGAACAAATCTACAAAAAGATATGTGAAGAAACAATCTTACAATACAAATCTGATACACTTGATATCGATTCAATGGAAATAGATACTGCAGTACCTGAATAAATTTAAAAACTATGGACAAAACATTATACGATATGTTATATAAAAGTGCTGAGGCAGATAAGGCAAAAGCACTCCTTTCCTTAGAACTTCTTGGAAATAAAGCAGTTGGTATTGGTGACCATTCTACTGAAGATTTCTACAAAAACGCAGAGGAAGCTCTCGTTATGTTAGTAGATGCAGATGATAGATTATCAGCATTATCAAAGTATTTCACAACAAAAGAAGTTATATAATGAAAGAACTCTACAAAAACATTTTAGATTCGGTTGAAACTGATAGAACTCGAAATATCGATAAACACAAGAATTCTCGTGTATTAATTATTGATGGGTTAAATACATTTATTAGATGTTGGTCATCTATTCCTACAATGAATGATGATGGTGACCATGTTGGTGGTGTGACTGGTGCATTGAAATCTATTGGATATGCAATCAGACAAACTCAACCGACTCGTGTAGTTGTAGTTTTTGATGGGAAAGGTGGCTCCCAAAGAAGAAAAAAGACATTTAGTGGTTATAAGGCACAAAGGGATAAAAATAAACTCAGAGTAAATCGAGCATATGCTGATTTGATGAACGATGAGGATGAAAGAGAATCTATGAAAAGACAATTCGTTTGGTTAAACGAAATGTTATATGGGTTACCCCTTACTACAATGATATATGATGGTGTAGAGGCTGATGATATTATGGCTTATATAACTACAAATATTTTAAAAGAAGATGAACAAGCGGTGATAATGTCAACTGATAAGGATTTCCTTCAATTAGTTAATGACACTACCATCGTTTGGTCACCCACCAAAAAGAAAATGTATAATACTAAGTTAGTAAAAGAAGAATATGGAATCGAATCTAAAAATCTTTTATTATATAGAGTATTAGATGGAGATAAATCAGATAACATACCTGGTGTTTATGGGTGTGGAATTAAAACTCTCGTAAAAAGATTTCCTGAAATTACTGAAGAAAAAAAATTATCAGTAGATGATTTGTTTCAACTATGTGAAGAAAAAATAGAGGAAACAAAAGGAAAAATAAAAATATACAAAGATATTGTAAAATCCAAAAGACAAATCTTATTAAATGAAGATTTAATGCAGTTAGATGATGTTGACATTTCGGGTCAAATCAAAATGAAAACATTAGATAGATTCAACGAACCTATCCATCCTCTAAATAAAATGGATTTTATGAAAATCTTACTAAAGTACAAAGTTATCGGAAACTTTGGGGATATAAATGATTGGTTAAAAACCACATTTGGAAATTTAATTACAGATTAATTTGGTATTCTCAAATATTTTTCGTATATTTGTATAAGTTTTAAAAAGAGTCAATGCAAGAACAAATAGATACATTATCAAAATACGGTCAATCATTTCAATCGAAAGTATTATCCGCATTATTGACTGATGGTAAATTCTTAGATACAATTAGTGAAATAACCACTGCTAAGTTCTTTGAGAACGATGCTAACAAGTGGATTGTATCTGAGATACTTAATTATCATGAAGATTACAGAAAACCTCCTACACTCGATGTATTCAAATCACAATTATCAAAAGTAGATAACGAAGTTTTAAAGAAAACTGTTGTTGAACAACTTCGCCATGTTTTTACGAATGTTGGTAATGTTGATTTGGATTACATAAAAAATGAGTTTAAGAATTTTTGTATTAATCAAAATTTAAAAAATGTAATATTACAATCAGTAGATTTATTACAAGCTGGTTCTTATGATAGAATCAAAGATTTAGTAGATTCAGCTATGAAGGTTGGTAACGAAACCAACTTAGGTATGGATTATATCGAAGATTTCGATATGAGAACTGAAGAACTAAATAGAACAACTGTTCCAACAAAATGGTCACCTATAAATGATTTAATGGATGGTGGATTAGGACCTGGTGAGTTGGGAGTAGTTGTAGCACCTTCGGGTGTAGGAAAAACATGGATTCTCACCGCTATCGGTGCAGAAGCTGTTCGGAGAGGTTTGAGTGTAGTACATTACACAATGGAATTATCAGAGCACTACGTTGGTGCGAGATATGATACTGTGTTTACACAAATACCTTCCACAGATTTGAAGGACAAAAAAGAAGAGGTAAAAGGCAAAATCTCGAACTTGAAGGGGAAACTACTTATTAAGTACTTCCCTCCAAAGGGTGTTACGGTAAAAAAGTTACAGCAACATATAGAGAAAATGGTTACGTTAGATAACAAACCCGATGTTATCATTGTTGATTATGCCGACCTTCTCCTCTCTCACTCTAATAAGTCAGACTCTACTTATGCGGAGCAAGGGGGAGTATATATTGACCTTCGTGGAATGAGTGGTGAATTGGAAATTCCAATTTGGACTGCATCTCAGACCAACCGTTCAGCAATTGATTCCGAAGTTATTGAGGCAGATAAGATTGCAGATTCTTATGCCAAAGTAATGAACGCAGATTTCATTATGAGTTGGAGTAGAAAATCAAAAGATAAATTGAATGATACTGCTCGAGCTCATATTATGAAAAACAGATTCGGACCAGATGGGATTACTTTCCCATGTAAAATGAATACCAATACAGGTTACATTGAAGTATATGATGGAACATCACCTGATGGTGTAATTGCACAGAAACAGGCAGCAAGTGGTCAATTAGAAACAAAGAAACTTTTACACAAAAAGTATGTAGAAAATATGGGTTAGTGTATCAAAAAATTTTAACAGAGATACAAAGGAAACCTTTAATGTATGGTAAAATAAAAAATTAATATGAAA